TGGCACGATCAGCTTCAGCGGTGGCGACAAAACGGACATCAACGTAACCTCCATCGCCGATGAAACCGAAGTGTTCATTGGCGGGCGCCGTTCCGCAAAAGAGATGTCGTTTCCGATGTACTGGGACCCGACTGACGCCGGTCAACAGGCGATGCTGGCCGCCTACAACGCCTCCAGCTACTCGGCGGTCGCTATGAGCATCGTGGAAGCTGACGCGGGCGCGGACACAAAGACGTTCAGCGGCTACGTGAAGAACATGTTGCCAGCCTACGACAACGACGGCGCCCACATGTACAACGTGACAGTCAAACTCACGACCGAAATCACCGATACGCCGTAATTAGCGGCATCGAAGGAAAGACGCAATGATTGACCCCGTAACCCCCGCGACGCTTGTGCCGTGGCGGGGTAAGGCATACTCCCTCCAGCTCACTAACGGCTGCCTCGCGCTGGCCGCTGGCGAGCTGGACATCAACATCCTGGAAGGCGGTCCCGGCTCGCTATTCACGAAGCCCGCCTTCTACCAGAACGGCGTGCTACTGTATGCCATTCTGCGCCAAAAATTCCCCGCATCCGCAGTGCCGCTAGTTGAGTGCATGGACGCAGTGACCGGCGAGAAATCCGACTTCTACAGCGATTTAGTGGTAAAGCAAGTTTACGAACTCGCGCCCGCTATCCGCCGTATTATGAAGCTCGAAGAGGAGCCCGCCCGCCCTACGACAGACGCGAGTTCTGGCGCCGACTCTGGGCCAGCGCTCGTGTCCACATCGGAATAAGCAGCGAAGAGTTTTGGGATCTAACGCCGGGGCAATTAGCGGACCTATTCACGATTGCTGGCGAGGCGAACGGGGCAGGCTTAGACGATGGCGAAAAACTGGGGCGCAAAATTCGACGCGACGCGGCTGCGAGAGGCAAAAGCCGCGTTCCGCGCCATAGCTGAAGTAGTGGACCCTGGCGGTAAGCGCGTTGGGGCCGCATGGGAAAACGCCCGCGCTGAGGTGCAAGACGGGTTCCGCGCGGCGGCGCTGATTGTGCGCAATAAAGCCCGCGCTGGCGCGGCATCGGTCGGTGCCCCCAAGCGGCTGTATTCCGGCGACAAGCCAGCCATATTCGCCTTTTCCGACTTTCGCGCCGCAACCGACGACAAGCGAAAGCGTGCCGTGCTGGTGGGGATGCGCACCGGGCTTTCCACGCAAGCTAAAGACCCTAGCCTCTTTATCGCATGGGGCAAGGGTGCAACGCGCAGTAAAGGCGGCACAGTGGCCGCGCGCGGGCTATCTATGTCGCTCGCTGCCCTGTTTGAGCGTGGCCGCGCCGACCGTCGCATTAAACCTGGCCGATTTTTCCGCTCGGCTATCTTTTCCACCCGTTCCACCGTCGCACGCCTCCTCACCTCCGCCTACGCAAAAGCCGTGGGCACAATCAACCGAATCAAATAATGGCCAACGACATCACATATCGGATTACCGGCGACGCCACCAGCTTCAAATCTGCTATGTCGCAGGTTGAGGCTGCGACGGCCGCCACCACGGGCAAAGTTAACGCCGCCTCGCGCAGCGTCGAAAGCCTTGGCGCGAAACTGTTGTCTGTTGGTTCGGCTATGACGCTGGGCATGACCGCGCCAGCCGCGGCCTTGGGTGTAGCTGTCGTCAAGACCGCGGCCGATATGGAAGCGCTGAAGAATGGCCTGGGCGCCGTCACCAAGGAATCCGGTTCCCTCGAAACCCAACTTGCGCGCCTGAAAGAAGTAGCGAAGCTGCCGGGCCTCGGGTTCAAGGAAGCCATTCAGGGCAGTACGTCCCTACAGTCGGCCGGATTCTCCGCGCAACTTGCCGAGCGGTCATTGAAGGCTTTTGGAAACGCGCTCGCCACTGTCGGCAAAGGGAAAGCCGAGCTGGACGGCGTGACGTTGGCGTTGTCTCAAATCGCCAGCAAAGGCAAGATCAGCGCGGAGGAAATCAACCAACTTGCGGAGCGCGTGCCGCAGATCCGCGTGGCCATCAAGGATGCGTTTGGGACTGCGGACACCGAGGTACTGCAAAAGGCCGGTATTGGCGCGGAAGAGTTTGTTACCAAGGTCGTCGCGCAACTCGAAAAACTGAAGCAGGTTACGGGCGGGACGAAGAATAGTTTTGAGAACTTCAGCGATGCGGTAACGCAAGCGGCCGAGCGTGTTGGGCAGAAACTCCTGCCGGCCGTTAACAAAGCACTGCCGGAAGTGGAAAAACTGGTAACCGCAGCGGCCGATGGCGTTGACGCATTTTTGGCGATGCCGGGGCCAATCAAGGATGTCGCGCTGGCCGTCGGCGCGCTGACATTGGCGGCCGGCCCCGTGGCTACGTTACTGGGCAATCTCGGCAAGCTGGGCGGCGTGATCGCCAGCGCGGCGGCATATGCGCGCGCGCACCCCATTCTGATTCCGATTTCCGTTATCACGACGTCCGCGGTGCGTGATTTCGGCGACATCAAAAAGGAACTCGACCCGAGCAACCTGAATAACGCCGCGTTTACTGCCGTGACTGGCAGGTCGCGCGAAATGGAAACATCTCTGCGCGCACTTATTTCGACGGCGGGCGGGCTTGCGGGCGTGCCTTCGACGTTTCAGATCATGGCCCAGTATGCTGGGAAGGCAACGACCGAAGTTAAAAAACTAGGCGATACGGTCGAGAAGGCATCAAACACGATTAAGGTGTCAAGTATTGCCGCGCGCACAGCCGTAATGGATTTCTCGAAAGGTTACGGAGAAGTTGCGTCTTCCGTGATTTCTAAAAGCTCTCTGGTGTACGTGGAAGGACTGGAGCGAGTAAAGGCTGGCGTTGGACTTGCCAAAGACGCGGTGTTTGATTTTATCCATGCAAGCGACGGGCTGGGCAAAAAACTGGAGTTAAATTCCAGCGCTTTCGAGGGACTGGCGCGCCGCTCAAATGAGTATGCGGACTCGCTAAAGCGAGCTATTGCAGAGCAAGAAAAACTCGTCGCAAATGACAACGTGCGCGCGATGGGAACGGCTACTCCGCTCGGATTCCCCACGCTGCCGACCACATGGAGCGCAGAAGACGCAGCGAAACAACTTGGAATCGAGACGGAATCGGCGCGCGCTAAGCGCATCGCCGACCTTCAGCGCAACGCCGATTTACTGCGTGAAGCCAACCGGCGCGGCGATTCCAATGTATCTGGCAATATGGTCATCGAAGCCGAGCAAAAGCTCAAGGAAGCCATCGAAGGCACCGGGCGCGCGGCTACTATCAGCGGCAAGGCCCAAACCAAAGCCCTCCAGCAAGTCTCCACAATCGTCACTGACCTCAGCCGCGGTATCGCCGGGATCATCTTTGAGGGCGGCAAATTCGGCGACATGATGCAGAAAGTTGCCAAGCAGGCCGGGCAGGCCATCACGCGCGAACTGATCGAAGGCGCGCTGTCGAAGCTGTCGAAAAAGCTGCTAGATGTCGGCGGGATTTTTGGCACCGTCTTTGGTGGCGGCACGGGCGTTATTAAGTCCGCTACAGGCGGCATGGGCGACCTTGGCGGGGCCGCGGCTAAAACAGGTGGGCTCGGCGGCGTCACATCCGCAATCGGCGGACTGTCCGGCATGGTAACAGCCGTGGCGTCTGTCGGCAGTCTCATTTCCGGAATCGTCGGAAACTTCCAGAACGCGCGCATGGAAGGAACGATGAATCAGGTGGAGCGCAATACGGCAGCCGCGTCTATCCACTTACTGCACACGCTCGAAAAAGCAAACCAATATTGGCCGTATCTGGAATCTATTTGGCAATCCCTTATCCGCATGGAAACCGCTGGCGGGTTCGGCGGTGGCGGCGGAACGGTCACTGTGTCCATGGCCGGGGCTTACCTCATGAGCGACGCCCAGATGGGTGACTTTGCTGACCGCCTTGCGCGGTTTTTGAAGGCGCGGGGTATCTAGTGGGTATTTCGGTTTTAATCGCCTCCACGCTGCGCAACAGCGTAACGGCCCCCGCGTCTATCTCGCTTACCCGCACGCTCGGTGAGCCGGCGACGTGCGAAGTGACCACCACCGACGCCACCGGTTCAGTAGTTCCGGCTGTCGGGAATATCATCGAAATCCAAGACCAAAACAGCGACGTCCAGTTTTTCGGCACGGCACAGGAAGTTACCACCACGCGCCGGGATCACACGACGGCTAACGAATGCCGAATCACCGCCACTGACCTAAACTACGCGACCACGCGCCGGCTGGCCGGGCTGTACGAGTGGACCGGAAAGACAGTGCTGTACATCGTTTCCGATATCGTCAGCAACTCGCTTTCCGGCGATCTGACCGACGTTTCACTAGTAGAAACCGGGCCTACGCTTGACCGGTTTGCGGTGGATTATTCGACCGTCAAGGAAGCCTTTGACGCCCTGGCCGAAATCGCCGGAATGCGCTGGTACGTGGACGAGCTAAACCGGCTGCATTTTTTTACGCCGTCCGCATCGCCGGATGCCCCATTCGCCCTTACGGACGGAACCAACGTAACCTCGTTATCAGTCCGCGCCACGCGCGAAGACTACTGCAACACGGTTACCGCTCGCGTCGGGCAATCCCTGCGTGACCCGGAAATGCAAGCCTTCGCGGGCGACGGCGCCACGAAGTCATTCAGCGTTGACTATCCCATCGCGCAAGCGCCTACCGTGCGCGTGGCGGGCGTCGATGCGACCGTTGGCGTGCTGGGTGTAGACACCGGAAAAGATTGGTATTGGCAGGCCGGAAGCGCGGAGATCAGGCAAGACGACGGCGATACCGCGCTAGCGCTTGCCGTGGTGCTCGAAGTCACTTACGTGGGCATCGATCTAATCTATGTCGGCGTCTCCGATACAGGCGAGATTAGCGCGCGCGCCACGGCAGAGGGCAACAGCGGGATTTATCACAAGCTGATTGAGATAGAAGGCCAGCTTACCCGTTCGGACGCCACCACGGCCGCGCAAGCCTACTTGGACGCGCATAAGGAACTGACGTGGGTTCTGAACGCTGAAACCAACGATTTCAAGGAACCGGACATTCTCACGGTTCGCCCTGGCGACGTGCTGTCGTTCACTCGCGCGGGGTACGGAACGACGGGGAATTTTCTTGTGCGTTCCGTGTCGCTTTCCCACATGGAAGCCGCGGTAGACTCCGCCGATTACCAGTGGACAGGGCGCATTGAAGCCGTTAAAGGCCCACTCCTCCGCACCTACACTGACATCCTCCGCGCGTCCACCGCTGGCGGAGGCGTGTCTGGTAGCGGGGCGCAAGTGACGAGAACGAGCGGCGCGGGCGTGTATTTGCACGAAGTTGGAGTACTTGCAGCCAATACCACGATCACGCCGACGCAAGCGGCCACGCCCGGTGCTACCCTCTATGTTTTCGGGGAAACAGGTGCTTCACCCTATACGGTGTCATTTCATACCGACTGGTTTGCCACTGTGCCCAACACTAATATTCCGGCCGCTCCCGGAATTACGTTTTGCTTCCCATTCGTAGGCCGATCCGATGGCCTGTGGTGGTTCTGCGGTCAAGCCGTCAACAACCAAGCATAATGCGACAACTCCTAATTATTCTCGCGTCTCTGGCCGCATACGGGCAAGCCACCACGCCCTACAAGGTGGCCCAGTCATCCGGTAGCGCCGCTGGCGCCCTCTGGCTGCAAGAGCCCCGCGCATCTGGCACCAACTGGTTTAAATTGCGCGCGGGCGCCATGTCGGCCGATGTATCCGCCATCGCCCCCATCGCCGACGGCCTGCCCGGCCAATGCCTTCAAACCGACGGCTCTGGCCAGTGGGGCTGGGCCGCTTGCATTATCAACGGCGGCAACACCACCGGGGCAACGCTGACCATCGGGACCAACGACGCTCAAACGCTTTCGCTCGAAACCAACGGCA